CAGCCTGGGTGTAGTCGTCACCGCCCTGGTCATCCGATGGCTGCGGCGCAGGTGCACTGCTGGGCCGGTTGCCTTGGCGTGTGTTGGGTCGAGTGTTGGGAGCAGGTGCAGGCGGATTGCCTGGTGGGTTGCCCTGTTGCTCTGGGCTGAGGTACTGCCTGCGCTGGCGCTCGGCGTTGGCCCAGCTTTGCACCGCACGGTCGGCCGACTTCTCAGCGGCATCAGCGGCTTTTTCAAAGGCCTGGGCAATCTCACGCGGGGTAGCTGTTCCACTGTCGCGGATCAGCTCGTAGGCCTTGCGGGCCACTTCTGCGCTTTCCTTGAGTGAAGCATCGGTGGTGATGCCCAGCTGGCGCATGGCTTCTTCCACCCCCTGGATACCAGGCACTGCACCATCCATGGCCAGCTTCAGCTCCTGGGCCTTCTTTACAGCTTGGTCCAGCAGGCCATCAGCCAGCTTGTCACCCAGCTCCTGGCGCACAGCGGCCACCCGCGCTTTGACTGCATCCAGCGCCTTTTGGCTGTCGGCGGTATTGATGCCCTTGCCAATGCTCTGCACCAGGGCACGCTGGGTGTCCACGCCAGCGGCCTGCAGCGCGCCCAGGTTGTTGATCAGGTAGTCCAAATCCGCCACCGCGCTTTGCGCGGCACGACCCATGCCCCCGGAGAGCAGCTCAAAGTCACCACCGGCACGCCGAATGGCTTCACGCAGCCCCGCTTCCAGAGCTTGCTCCAGTTGGCCTGCGCCCTCGGCCGTACCCTCCAATGCCTGGCGGGCACGCACCTCAAACTCCAGCAGGTTGACTTCCTGCAGCGATTGGCTCCAGGCATCGCGGAACTGGGTGGCTGTGATCTGCGACTTGGCCAGCAGCGCGTCCAACACAGCAGCGGCATTGCCAATGCCTGCGCTGGTGCTCAGGTCGAAGTCACTGCCGATTTTGCGCAGGGCTTCGGCCGTGGTGTCGCCCTTAGCCTTGAGGTTGTCGAACTGCGCCAAGGCGTCATCTGCCTTGGAAACCACCACGCCCAGGCTTTGGGCAGCAGCGTCAGCGGCCTGCTTGGGACCATTGACGGGCTGCTCTTGCAACATGCGCGCCACGGCCGCATCCGCTTCTTCGGCCTCACGCTTGGCACGGAAAAACTCTTGCGCCAGCTCGGCCGCACCCAACACCAGACCAATGCCGGTCAGCGATCGCAGGATGCGCAGTGATGTAGCCAAGCCACTGGCCGCAGCGCCTGCCGCAGCCATTTGGCCTGCACTGACTGCGCTGGCTGCCCCTGCGGCCGCCACAGCTGGGGTAGCGGCACGTGCGCCTGCCGCCATTGCCCACAGCGCCTGGGCCGCATTGGCCACCTTGAGCGCGATGAACAGTTTGATGGCCACCTCCATGACCGGGGCCAAGTCCACCAGGGCGCGTGCCGTGGCGTCGACCATGGTGGCGATTTGCAAGAAGGCATCGGCAATGTCCTTGGCCTTTTGCTCCAGCTCGCCGCTTTGCTTCATGCGGTCGAACTCATCAAGCAAGCCACGGATCTTGTCGGTCAGCCAGTCCAGCACCCCGGCCTTGGCCACCATGTCAAAGAACTCGGCCAGCGCATCCTTGGCATTGGCCACAGCTCCGGCATAGGTCTGCATGAGTTTGTCGCTTGCTCCGGCATTCATGCGGCCCAGCTCATCGATCAGCTTGGCGATCACATCGCGGCCCAGCTGGCCCGCTTCACTCATGCGCTGCAGCTCAGGCACCGTGCGGCCGGTGGCACGTGCCAGGGCGTCCCACACGGGCACACCACGCTCGGCCAGCTGCAGGATCTCTTCGCCTTGCAGCTTTGTCTTGGTCCAAGCCTGGCCCAGCGCCAAGGTGACGCCCGACAAGGCCTCCGTGCCGCCGCCTAGGTTGGCCGTGATATCGGCCAGCGATCGCATCTGGTCTTCGGTGGGCTTCATGCCAAAGCTGGTCAGCTTCACATAGGCCTCGGACAGGCCCGCCACATCAAACGGTGTGCTGGCAGCCAAGTCCTTGATCATGGCCATGGCCTGTGCGGCCGCTGTCGTGCTGCCAAGCAGGTTCTCCAGGCGCACTTCCAAATTCTGGAATTGGGAGCCGGTCTCCACCACGGAGGTGGCCAGCTCTCGCATTTGCTGCAGCCCCAGCAGGGCTCCACCCAAGGCCACAGCCTTGCCCGCCACATTGCTCAGGGTGGTGCCAGTGCTGTCAGTCGCGGCATCAAACTCGCGGGTCGCTGCGGTGGCCTTGGTGGTTTCGCCGCGCAGCTCAGCCACGGCGGCCTCATAGGCCTGCACGGCCGCACGTTTTTCTGAGGGCAGCACATCGGGGCTATTGCGCACCTGTGCCAGTGCCACTTGCAGCTCACGCACAGCGGCTTCCGACTTTTTGACGCCATTGATGCCCAGCGACTTAAACGCGGCTTCCAGCCCCGCTGGAGCCTTGCTGCCATCCAGACCCAGCTTGCGTAGATCGTCCTGAAAGGCTTTGCTGATTTGGGCATTGTCTGCCTGGCGCTGCTGCACGCGGCGCAAGCCTTCGGCCAGGCTGTCCAGCCCACCTTGGGCCTCACGCGCTGCCTGATCGACCTGCTTTTGGGCCTGCGCCAGCTGCGTGGTATCTAAGCCCAGCTGCTTGGCGGCTTCCTTGGCGCTGTCCAAGGCCTGGCGCTTGTCTCCCAAAGCGGAAGACAGTTTTTGCGCAGAGCCCACAGCGCCGTCATATTCACGTTTCAGGCTTTTTTCTTCTGCTGCGGCATCTCGCGTGGCTGCCGTAGCTTGGGTCAGTGCCTCTCTCTGGCCGGTCAACTGCTGACGCAGCTCCGCAATGGTGGTGCGCGCCCAGGTGACGCTCTCTTTGTAATCGTCGGTAGAGCGGGCTGCTGCATCGTTGCTGGCACGCTGCTCCGCCAAGGCTTGCTGCAGTGCCTTGATATCGGCTTGTGTAGCCTCGACTGCCTGGGCAGCCCGCTGCTGCACCTCAGCAAGGTTTTGGGTATGTTGATTGGCCTCAGGCAGTGCCTTGCCCAAGCGCTCGACCTCGGTCGTGCTGCGTTCCAGGTCGTTGCCCAGGTTGCGGCTTTGCTCGCCCAACCGGCGCACGGTGTCGATGGCCTGCTGCTGCTGGCCGACTGCGGCGAGCTGCTGCGAGACCTTGGCGGCTTCTTCTTTGAGGTGGGCGGCTTCTGCAGACGCACCGTCAAGGCCGCTGGTGAGCTTGGCCAGGTGCTCCAGGCCTTCCCCTTTGACGCCGATGGTGTACTGAACGCTTTTGCCTTCACTCATGGTGTGCGGCCCTCGGCCTGGTGCTATCTCTGTTTACGGGAGCCAACCACCTGCTGGCGTTGCACCAGCAGGCGGCGATCGAACCTGACCCGGCAATCGGGCCGGTGCGTGGTTAGGTCATGCTGACCTTGTAGTACTTGCTGATGCCCACGCCTTCCTTGGTGGAGTCCATAAGCACCGTGCCGGTGACATCCAAGGCACCAAAGCCGCTGTTGAGCAAGGCCAGCGCACTGGTGACGCCTTGGCTGGCACGGAAGATCTCGACGATCTGTGGGTTGCCAGAGTCCGCCTCGTTGAGGCCACCGAAGACGATGTCCAGCTCCACGGCCTTGGTGGTCAGGGCTTCCATCACGGCGTAAGCCCCGTAGCTGTAGGCCACCCACAGCTTCTCGGCGTTGCTGATGCCTGCGGCCGTGGGCAGCAGATAGATGCCTTCGGGGCGCACTTCGTAGTTGCCCGCAGCGGTGACTTCGCTGGCGGCTTCGGCTGTCTCGCCCTTCTTCACAGTCACGGCTGTGGGTGCCATGTGCTTGAGGCGCAGCAGACCACCGAGCTGCGCGGTGTGCGCTTCGGCAGTGACGGTGCCTGCTTCCACTGCACCCAGCGTGCCTTGGCAAGCGCGGGCCAAGTTGGTCAGATTCAGATCCGCGATCTTCATCTTGAGCTTGGCTTCCTGGACGCGGCGCACCTCGGAGTGCACGCCACCGCCCAGCTGGGTCATGTTGGGCTGGGTAATGACCTGCTCGGTGTGCTCCAGCCCCAGCTCCAGCACGTTGCCGATCGGCATGTGGGGCGTGGTGGAGCCGTAAGGACGGACATAGATTTGGCCCACGTTCATGGTGGGGCGGAAAACACGGGAGATGATGGCTTGGGCTGCTGCGAGTGTCATGGTGACGTCCTCAGGGTTGGGGTTTGGCAAAGATGGTTTCCACTTCCAGCGCAGATGGCAGGTACTGGAAACCTTTGGAATAGCGGGCCGGTGGCGGCGTGACCAGGACACTGGCGCGGGGGGCTCCGGGCATGTTTTCACCGGCCACGGCGGCCGTGGCCAGGGCTGACAACTGCCCCGCCTCACGGCGTGCAGCAGACCCCGACTGGCCCTGTGCCACGTTGCGCACAGCAGCCACGATCAGCCACTTGTGCGCCAGCCGCCACTTGGCACCTTGGGCTTCCACCACGCGGTAGCCGCCGTAGATGACATGCACAGCGGGCACCTTTTGCTGCTCTTCGCGCACATCAGCCAGGTCAGCCGAGGTCAGCACATGCACGGCAGGCTTTTGGCCTGCCACGGCGGCTTGGATGCGCTGGACCAGCTCCGACTCCATGGCCATGAAGTCGTTGGTTTCGCGGGTGGTCATGCCAGCGGTGCTCATGCAAAGCCTCGCAAGTCGTCGTCAGACACACTGCGGCGGCTGAAGCTGGAATACACCTCGGCCTCGCCCGGTGCATCGCCCGCCAGTTGCTGGCCAGGAGCGCCGCCCCAGGGGCAGCTGAGCAAGGTTTTGCCGTCTGCGATGGCCTGCAACTCACGCTCGGCCGCCTTGAAGCGCAGGTACACCTCATGCTCGGGCGAAAGGTGCGTGTGCAGGTAGTAGCGGGCCACATCGCAGCAAATACGCATGAGCTGCGGGGGCGGCACGTACTGCACCGCATGCGGGTCACCCTGCACTGGGGCCGGTTTCACGCAGCCCATCAGTGGCAGGCTGTAGATGCGCCCCACAAAGCCATCGACAAATGCCTGGGCATCGTCCAAGGCCCGCTGCGCACGTGGCGTTTTGACGGCCTGCAGCTCGTCCTGGTCGGTGAGCTGGATCAGCTCACGCTCACCAAAACGATCCATCAGGTCTTGGACGCTGGCGTACTGCATGGCGTGCTATCAGGCGTGGACGTGCTTGAGGATTTCCACCTCAATCAGCTGGCCTTCAGCAGTGGCCGCGCCCAAGGCACGGCCGCAGTGCTCGGCCAGCGAGCCGGTGACGGCGCGACCCGTAGCATCTGCTTTGACCAGGGCACCAAAGGCCACGGCAGCACCGGCTTCGACCAGGTAGGAATAGCCAGTGACCACAGAGACTGCCTCGCCACTGGCTGCAGCGGTCTCGGTGACGCCTTGGGCAGCTTTAGCGCCGCCTGCGGTGGTGGGGTAGCCGCCGTCATAAGCGACAAAGCGATGGGCAGCCAAGGCGACAGTGGCAACCAGCGTGGTTGCGTGGCGCTTGTCAAACTGGCGGCCGGTGTTGTTTTGAGAAGGCATGGATGGCTCCTTGTGCGCCGGTATCAATCAGCGCGGATGGGGTTGCTTTACTTGCCGCCAGTCTTGGCTGCAGCTTTGGGCGCAGCTTTGGTGGCAACGGCTGCTGCGGCTACCAAATCAGCTGCAGCGGCATCAGCTTTCTTGACTGCTTCAGCGACTTCAGCTTCATGTGCAGCGGCAGCAGCTTCAGAGGCGGCAGCAGAAGTTGCTTCAGGCTCTAGCTCTTGCTTGGAGGTAGCTACTTCGTTGGCAGGCGGTGTGATGGATGCCTGCTCAGCCATGGCACGCTCGCGTGCATCCTGGAAGGCTTGCTGCGCAAACTGTTCTTCTTGCTTGCGGGCCTTGTCGCTGGCCGCCTGTGCTGCGGGGTCCAGTGCTGCGCCAGATTCCACCAGCTCTTTTTCGTCGTGCTCTGGCAACTCTGGCAGTTCTTGGCCGGGCTGGATGATGGTGCGTTCGCCATTCACCATCACGGCAGTGGCTACCATGGCGATCAAGCCAGAAAGTCTTTTTTGCATGTCTGTGTCCTTGGGGTGTGAGGCTTTGCTGGTCATCCCCACCGCAGGCAACGGGGCCTGCGGTGGGTCTCACTTCGCGCTGCTACAGGTGTCAGGCCCGCTTACTTGGGGTTGGTGAACAAGAAACCGGCGGTGTTGTAGGCCACGTTGGCCTGGCGCTCGTAGGTCGCCCCGTAGATCCAGCTCTTGGAGCCGTTTTCGTAGTAAGGCGTCTCAGCGAAGGGGTGGCCTTCCAGCACGTTGGTGAAGCCCAGACCAGGCTCAGCCAGGCTGATGTCCTTGGCACCTTCACCACCGATCTTGGGCACGTAGGCCAGCACGGCGTTGTTGCCCCACACGTCACGGCCGGTGTCGGTGTCATCGATCCACACCGCGTCACCCACCACGATCTCGGGCACGTTCAAGATGGTCTTGAGCTGCTCGATGCTGGCCGGGCCAGTCTGGGTGGCGTTGGGCAGATAGCCCTTGACTTCGGGATTCATGGAGATGGCGGTAAAGGCATCCGCACTCAGCGTGAGCTGGTTGGGACGCTTACCAATCTTTTTGCGGATCACATCAGCGGCGGCGCGGATGTCCGTCACGGGGGTGCCCGTCGCGGCCGACCACTTGGTGCCAGCTGCCAACGCCAATGTGTGGCCGCTGGCGTAGGTGCCAGGCGTAGTCGCCAGCGTGGCCACTTCGATTTCGTAGTCCAGCAGCAGGATGTCGTTGGCCGTGGACATGGCAATGCGGCTGATGTCCAGGTAGTTGCCCACCTGCAGCTTGCGGGACTCATCGGCCTCGCGGATCAGCTCGCGGGGGATGGGCACATCGACCGAGTACTGGTTGACCGCGTAGGTATTGCCTTCGTACTTGATGTTCACACGTTTGGTGGCAGAGCCTGGGGCACGGCGCAGGTTGTAGCGGCGCAGGCGTTCATCGCCCAGCTGGGCCAGCGATACGCTGGACAGTGCCTGCGGCAAGCGGGGGAAGAGTTTTTCGGCCACATAGGTGCCTTGGCCCATGCCCAGCAGCAAGCTGGACAAGATGGGGTTTTGCTTGAGACGGATCTCTGCGAGTGTCATAGACATGGTGTGCGGTCCTTTCTGCGTTCAGCGCAGGGGTTAGGCAGTGGTCGAGAAAGAAGCCGTGACAGCCGTGAGGGCCTCGGCGTAGTTCACGCCTTTTTCACGGGCATAAACCTTGGCGGCAGCGTCAATTTCGGCGTCGCTCTTGCCAGCGGCTGCACCTTCAGCGGGTGCTGTGGCTGCGCCACCAAACTCGCCAAAGCTCACCTGGGGCTTGGATGCGGCAATCAGGTTTTGCAGCCAAGCTGCGGGCGAGACCTTGGTGGTGGAGCCGCCTTCGCTGAACTCCACGGGCTGCGCGTCAGCCAAGGCTTCCATCGTGGCCACGGCCATGTCTTTGTCCTTGGGCAGCAGGCGGCCTGCTTTCACCTGGGTTTCCGCAAAGCTCACAAAACCTGCGGTGCGGTCTGCCTTGGCTTTCTCGGCAAACGACGCTGCCTCGGCCTTGGCAGCCGCTGCGGTTTCTTCGGCGGCTTTCGCTTTGGCATCGGCATCGGCACGAGCTTTCTTTTCTGTTTCCAGCTGCGCTTGCAGCGCTTGGATTTCGGCTTCAGTCATAGAGAGTGCTTTCGGTTGGGTTGACGGGGCGGTGGCAATTTCTGAAAAGGAGACGGCGCCGCCCGCGTCGTCTTCACAGAACTGGATGTCTTTGAGGCCCGCCACGGCTGGGGGCTGCGCGCCCAAGAACGCGACGTGGCGCAAGTACCACTTGCCGGGCGTGGGGTTGTTGGGTGCGCCGGGTGGATAGAAGCTGGCGCTGCGCTTTTTGAAACGGCCTGCATGGACCATCTCGGCAAACTGGGGCTCGACCTGGTGCGGATTGATTGACAGCACACCGGCGGCGTTTTGCACGGACTTGACCCAGCCATATGCGGGCAGGTTGTCCTTGGGGTGGCCCACTGTCAGTGGTGCTTCACGCAGCGCGGGGTTGTAGCTGCTGGCCATGTCTGCCAGGTCAGCCTCCGTGAAGTTGTGCGGGGTGCCACTGTCGTCAATGTGGCGACCGGCACGGAAGATTTCGATGCCGTCAGGCAAAGCGGCCGAAGTGGCCGATTTAGCTGGGGTGGTGGTGGGCTTTTTGCTGGGCATGGACGCCACTGTCGCGGCCCAGCTGTGCTTTCACTCAATGGCGTGCACCACAGATTTCTGACACAAAAAAGCCCCGGCTGTCAGGCTCGGGGCTCAGTGGTTGGGCAGAGTGCGGCTAGAGATCCAGCTGCCGTTGATTCAGGCTGATTTGTTCTTGCCGCCATGCCCGCTCAATGTTGCGCACACGGCTGGGTGTCAGGCCTACGGTGGTGCCCACCTCGCGGTAGGAGCGACCGCGCTGCAGCAGCTCAATCACACGGCGGGTGCGGGCACTGGTCATCACCGCAGCGCCAGCAGGAATGTAAGGCTGGGTGCCGCCCAAGTCTTGGGCGATACCCATGGTCAACTCTACTGCCAAACGTGCCAGCTGTTCTTTGGGTACGGCGTCAGAGCCAGGCGCAGACAGCAAAGTGATGTAGTGGCTGGTGGCCAGCTCGCGCCAGGTGTCAGACCAGCTGGACTCAAACAGCGCTTCCAAGGGCGCAACTTGCTCCACGCTCAGTTCCGACAAATCCAGGCGCTCAAACATCATTAAACCTTTCGTTCCAGCCAGCCCTTGGCGGCTTCGATCAATGTATCCAGCTGGGCTGGCGTGGCGAAGCGTAGCGCCGAGACGCCCACTTGTCTCTGCACCCAAGCGTTGAGTGCTTGGCCACTGGTGTTTTGCACCAAGCCATCACGGCCCAGCTGGTGCCACAAGGCCCACACCTTGCGTTCCTTGGGACTGGCCTTGCGCTTGACTTGCGCAAACTGCTCGGCCGTCAGCGGGCGGCGGCGGCTGGTTTGCGGCAGGCCCATGCGCACGGCCAGGTTCTGCATGTGCTCACGCACTTGCAATTGCTGGGTGGCTGGCATGTCTTTGCAACTGTTGTGGCCGGTCAGGTGCAGCAGCAAGGCGCGATAGTCAGACTCGGCCAGTTGCAATTGGTTCTTCAGGACATGGATGGCAGCAATGTGGTTCATGGTGCCTCCTCAATCTGCCGAGTGAACTGCCAGGTGCAGGCGCTCGGCGGGCAGCTCCAGCGTCTGTGCCAGCAAGCTGCCATTGCTCCCACGCGCAACGGCCAGCAGCTGGCCACTGCGAATTGCCAGCCCTGGGGCTGTCCAGCTCTGCCCTGCATGGTTGATGAGCCCATCACGTACACGGCGCAAGAACCAGTTGGAGGCGATGCGACCAGTGCGTGCTTGGTAAGCACTCCAGGCCTGCTCGATGTAGCGCGCATCCTCCGGCCAGTACCCATGGCGCAACCGGTGGATCGTGCCCTTGGCCACTCCCAGGGCACGGCAGGCATCCGAGACTGACTGCCCCTGGATAAAAGCCAGCAAATCGGCAGGTGCAGATTGCAGGCCCGCTGGCGCGTTTTTAACCGTCACACTGGCGCTGGTACTGCCAGCCGCCACTGCAGCGCACGCGCCCCCGTCCAAATCGTTCATTGAGGCATTGAAAGTCATTGGCTCATCCCCCCAATCAGAACGGAGCGGTTGTGGGCGCGCTGTCGGCTGGGGCGCTGGCCGGGCCTGTGACGTTGGCTTTGGTGGCTGCCTGCTGCCCGATTTGCGTGCGGCCTTCCCCGCCCAGGGCTTGCACCAGGTCAGGGATGAGCTTGGCAAGCTCACCCGTGGTGATGGCCACATCGGTGTCAAAGCCCCCTTCGTCGCCCGCCTGGTCCAGCACGGCATCCAGCAGCGTGATCTTCTTGACCTGCAGGGCATCGGTCAGCACGAAGCTGACGCGATCGTCCCAGGTCATGGCCAGCTTGGTGGGCAGCTTGCCGTGCTGGATGTGCTGTTTCACTTCATCAATGTCCAGCGGGTGGCGGCCGTACTTCACCACGGCCTTGGACTCGTCGGCGGCCTTGAGTTCGCATTCGCGGTCGATGGAGAAGCCCGCCGGCGCTTCCTGCGTCAGCAGCCAGTGCGCCATCGCCGCCTGGGCGCTGGTCTGGGTATCCACCAGGGCCACGCCAAAGCCCTGCAGGCTTTCCACCAGCAGGCTCACCACCTCGTCGGCCTTGCCCTGGGCACCGGTGTCCAGCACCAGCAGC